TGATTGCGCCATCGAAATTCTTTGTGTCTGTGAAAATATATTTGGATCAGCTACAGGTAGGATATCTATCCTGTCATCAAAATCCTGCACCTTGATATTTCTTGTTGCACCTGGAACATCGTAAGGATACTCCGCTGGTAGATAACTTTTAAAAACCTCTGCTAATAATTTGAATTCTTGTTTTAGTCCGACATACAATCTCTTGTGTATTGCTGACATCACCCGCGATCCGCGCTCCAATAACGCCACTGTGGTACCCACGGCTGCCTGTTGGTTCATGTCGCCCACCTGTGAATCAGCGATGCTCGCGAAGCGCTGACCTGCATTGACTACAATACCCATCAACTGAAGCAGAGTTGCATCTGGTCCCTTGAACGGTAACTGCATAAACTGATCTTTGATATTGCCTCCCGGAGCGTCGACATCTCTAAACTCGCCAGGCTGTAATGGCTGTGCATCATCTCTGATTCTTATACCTCTGGTTTTAAAACCAGCTGGTAGATTTGCCAAAGTTCCTGCATCTAGCAATTGTCTCAGAGCTGCAGTTGCAGTTCTAGTCAGACCACCGATCATGTGTATCAGACCAAAGCCATAGAAACCTGTGCCAGGTAAAAATTTAAATTGTACAAAGTATTTTATTTTCTCTTTTGTTGGATCATCCTGTGTAAAGTTTCTTCTGATGGATAGAATCTTATTATTAGATTCTGCAATAGTCACAATGTATGGAAGTTTGATTCCTGTCTCTTCACCATTAGTTCCTACATCCTCAAAACCAGGTAGATCTAGATTTACATGCATCTCTAAAAGAGTGTATTGATCCTCCTGTCCGTCTTTGGTTACACCCTCCAACTGTCTCTCTTTTTCTTTTAATTGATTTGTACTTACAGGTGGTTGTCCTAATTCTATATCTCTGTAAAAACCTGACACCTGTTGTTTTCGTAATTCGTTTTCTGACATTCTGATTATGTGGATTATCGCATCTGCATCCTCTAATGAATTTGCAGAGTACGGCACGATAAGATCATCTGCCGGTACAAATTTTGAAACCGCCCTACCTAAAAGATCGTCGTAGTAGACTTTCTTAAAGGTAGATCCGGAAAGAGGGAGATAGAAAAGCATCTGGTCAAACTCAGGTTCGTATTCCTGCATCTGATCCATAATCTGATAATTCATAAAATCTTTTACTCTGTGTGCCTGGTCCTGTTTTTCGTTTGTGATGTCACCTAGAATCTGTGCACGCACTGGACCATCAGCTGGTAGTAATTCTTTGTAGGCTTGTGCTTGAAACTGTGTGACCGCCTCAGCAAGTACAGGGTGGTTGACACCTGATGCACCTCTGAAAGGTTCTGTTCGTCTCTCGTATTTAAATCCTAATAAGTCTAGACCCTCTCTGTAAGACTGCTCCCAGTCTCCTCTAGACTCTTTGTATTCTGTGTATTGTCCGTAAAGTTTTGAACCAAGCTCGTCTAGATCCTGGTCATCCATGATCTCTGCTAGGTTTTGAAAATGATCTGTCGATTGTAATGGCGCTGCTGATGGATCAAAAGATACCTCTGCTCCACCCTCCTCGTCCATAGTTACCTCAACGTCTTCTCTTTTTACATTGTCCTCGATAGGAGTCTCAACCTCTGTCTCTACAAAAGCCTCGTCCTTGACATCTACGTTTGGTAATGGTTTATCTATCTCTGCCATAACTCTTTCCTGTTAATTATTTCACACCTTTCAAAGCTGACACTATACCCCCATCAAAGTAAGAAGTAAAGCTCTCATCCATGGCGTCGTAGGTGCCTTCGTCCAAAGGTTTAGATAAAATATCAGCCATGTATTTTGTTCTAAATTCTGGGTCTTGTCTTATTCTTCTGCCTGTAGTGGCTACTTCAGGATCCGCAGTTATGTATGCTCCTGCTAAATCAAATGGATTTCTTTCACCTGCTTGTAAAGCAGTATTTACCGCGCTAAGACCTGTCGCTATTCCAACTGGTTTTAAAATTTTACCAGCAACTTTAACCACAGGTTTAGCCACACCTAATACTTTGTTAAGAGCTTGTTTTAATTTTTGATTTCCTTTAACTGTGTTTCCTTTTTCATATTGTTTAATTGCATTTTGTAAAGTTGGATCTAATTTGTTAAAACTATCTCTCTTACTGCCTCCTGCTACGATGTATTCATTAATGTAAGATTTAGCATCAGTAAACATATCAGGTTTCATTAAAGAAAATTTAGTAGGTCTTCTAACTACTTTTCCTTTTTTAACATCTAATATAGTTCTAGGTTTTCCAAACTCTTTTGCTTTTTGATTAATAATTTTATTAAGAGATTTAATATATTTAGAATCTCCTGTTCTCTTATAATATTGAGCTTGCCCTGTTGCATATTTATCGTAAGTTGATCCAGACAATATATTTGTGTCTGGCATTGTAGCAACAATTTCATTTAAGGTTGCAGGGTCGTTAAATATAACAGCACGAGTTACACCACCTGGATGTTCTATTCCTACTTTTTCAAAGTAACCAAAAAGTTTAGAGATAGGTTCTGATTTAGTTTTATAAGCGTGTTGAAAATATTTACTAGCTGTATCTATTTTAACTCCTTTAGTATTTACTTTTGGAACTAATCCTTGTTCTTGTGCAAATGGTAAAAGAGTTTCTAAATCTTTTACATACTTATTAACTGATTTAGATTTTTTAAATGAGTTAGCTTTTACAATTTTGTTATATAATTTTATTGCTTCTTTATCTTTTTTAACTATATTACCTAATTCTCCGCTTATTCTTCCAAGAGGTTTAGTATAATCACGTTTACCTTCTAAAGTTTTTAAAACTTGCTTTTCGTTTTTATCAAAATACTCAATAGCTATCTCACCTAAATTTTTACCTTTCTTTAAATCTTTAATAAGATCTGCTTTTTCATAATTTTTTAAAACACTACTTAGTCCAGCCTCACCTCTTAATTTAACTCCCGTGGCTTTAAACTTTCCTTTGTTACGAGCTATATTTCTTCTAAGAGAATCTATATTAGGTTCAACACCTTTTTTCTTGTAGTATTTAATAGCCTTATCATATTCTTTTTTAAATTTTACTTTCTGTGTTTTTTCTGGAGCCAGCGATCCAACATCTTCTCCTCTTCTTACACGCATTTTGTCGGTTGGGGTTTTTAATTTATCATACTTAGCCTTACCATATTTTTCTATGTTAGCTTTCTCTGTATCTGTTAGTTTTAAATCTTTTACTCTAGTGTCACTAATAAATTTTTTACCTTTAATTTTTGGAGCTTTTCTATTAAAAAAATTTTGAATGTTAACTTTTAGTTTATTTTTTTTAACATAGTCTTGAACCATTTTTAAAGTAACTGTAGTTCCTTTTGGTAAAGATTCTACATACTCAACTAGTTTAACCATACCACCTTTATCATAACCCTGCCTCATCGCTTCGCGCACCGCCTCACCAAAGTCATAACCATCGTCCATGAGCTCATCTACTTTCTTTCTAAACGCTGCGGCTGCAGCTTCTTCAGATGAACCGTTTAATAATCCACCACCTGCTCTTGGATTACGTTTCATAAAGTCATTGATTGCTTGCATCCGTATCACATCGGGTCTAGGTTTTGGCCTAGCGATTGAGCTTGCTTTTCTGATTGTCTGTTTTCCTAGTTTAGCCTGTAATTTATCTAGGATGCTCTCGAATTGTCCTGGCATTATTTTAGCCTGTTGTAAAGATATACTCTTCCGCCGTCAGCTAATCCATAACCAAAACCTTCTCTACCTCTATCTGTGTAAGAAGCTGCGGCTACGTTTGCTCCGCCACCAGTAAATGCATCTGCTCTGTTACGGCCGCTTGGATCGTCGACAGCTTTTTTTGAAGGATTGTTATATTGATATGTAACTGTTGCAGCATCAATTGCAGCTTGTCTTTCAGCCTCTCTAATTTTTTGTTGCATCGCAATTTGCTCTATTGCTTTATTTGTTTGTGCTTGTTTAAAATCTTTTCTATCTTGTATTGCTTTTCCAATCATACCTATTGGTGAAAATTTTTGATAGAGTCCTGCTAAACCATCAAATGCATTTCCTAATTGATCAAAAAATCCAGGTCCCTCTGTTTCTTGAAATCCTCCCATAATAGGTGAGCCATCTGGAAATGTCATACCAGTATATGTTTTATCATAATATTGTGTTGGTGTTGCAATACCTTGTGGTCCACCATCACCGCCGCCACCTTGATCTAAATTTTGATTTATAATATTTGGAACACCGGGTGTTGGGTCTGGTGTTGGGTCTGGTGTTGGAGTTGGTGTTGGAGTTGTTGTTTGTCCAAAATCAAACAAAGCCAAATACTGTGGTAAAGTATATCTACTTTGTAAAGTAGGATTTGAATTATATGTTGCTATTAAATTTGCTCTATTTGCCATTAGTAATAAGTTCTCTCTGTTCTTGGTAACGTGTCCTCTTTTTCGTCATCAGGGTGTATTACAAATCCGCCCTGTCTAAAACGCATTACCGCTTGTGTCATACTATCCACCAAATCATCATGATCTCCATAAGGAAATGATGCACACTCCTCTACAACCTCTTCAGCAAACTTATGATCAGGAGCCCAGATCTGACCTGACTCAAATAACGGGGCCACTGCATTAACCCTAGCGTGTTTGTCGTTTCCTTTGCTAGGTGTGTAATTTATAACAGGTATCCCCATCTTTCTCAACTCATAAGTTAGGGGCAGTCCTGATGCCTTTGATTCTATGATAACCGTCTCAGGATTCCAGTATCTGTACTGATCTAATGCTACACGCCGGAGCTCCGGAAACTCTAACCTCTCCTTGAATGCATCCAATAATATCAGATTAGCGGGGCTATCCTGGTCTGGATAGAATACGCCCCACGTGGTTATCGCACTGTAATCAGCTGTCTCCTTTTTCAAAAATGCAGTATCGTAACTCTGTATGATATGTTGCAGCGGTGGTATGTAATCCTTCTCCCATACCTGCCACCACTCACGTTTGATGATAGCACCCTCCTCTGCTGTCGGGTTCTGCATCCACTGCGCGTTCCATTTACCGACAGACAGTGATGCCTTGACACCCTCTAATTCTTTTTTCTCCCAATACTCTGGCCACACGGGTTTACCCGATGGCATGATAGCAGGAAACTCTATGACCTCCCACTTATCTGATTTTAATTCCTTCTGTGATTTTAATAACATACCTGTCAGATCTTTCATATTCCATCTCGTCATGACAACCACTATCGCTCCGCCTGGCTGCAGACGCTGACGTGGTCCTGATGTATACCACTCGTAGGCACGCTCCAGGGCGGTGACATTCAATGCGTCCTGTTCTGAGTGCGGATCGTCAATAATCAATAGATCCGCTCCACGGCCCGTTATCGCCGATCCGACACCCGCCGCATAGTACTCACCTCCTTGCTCGGTTTCCCATTTACCCGCGGCCTGTGAGTCCTCTCTGAGTCTAGTCTTGAACACTTGTTGATATTCAGGGGAGTCAATCAAGGTCTTGGCCTTACGACCAAAACGTATCGCGAGTTCTGTGGTGTGTGTCGTCTGTATAATCTTGAGATCAGGTTTACGTCCTACCATCCATGCCGGCAGTAGAAAAGATGCAAACTCTGATTTGGTATGCCTTGGTGGCATATTGATAATTAATCTCTTGATCTTGCCCTCAGCTAATTTGTTAAACTTATCCGCGATCCGCTTGTGGTGTTTACCCTCTATAAATTCAGGCCACACATGTCTGACAAAATCTAAGAACGAATCGTGGACCTTGGATTGTTTGGTCTTCTCATTTAGCTTCATCGCTAGTTTTAGGAATTCTTTCTGCGCGTCAGGTGGCAGCTTTTCAATAAAATCTTGTTTCATAAAAATTTTTGCAGAATTTTTTACAACTCTGTTTTCCTCTTCATAACGATTTTACAGCTGATCTATCTCTAAATCAAGCAGCAAAGGTAAATCTATTGGGACCCCTTTTTGCAAAAGGGTGGTGGGGGGTGTTTATTTTTTTGCTGGCCGTCGATCCGCTCGGAACCCCTTGGGAGCCGCGCACAACCTATGGTTGTGCGCTTTATTAACAGAAAGTTAATCTAGTAATACCATATATTCCTTTGTAAAGTGTTTGCTAAACCAGTCCAAACCTTTACGATGCGAATCCCAATCTTGAAATAATTCGCTACCCATTATCACATCATACACAGCCACAGCAAATGCCGGTAGTTCACAAGACTCACCACCAAATCTATTGCTAATAGTTTCCATAGCTGTTGGGTCTTCTGGTAGTGCTACCGCAAATGGCAACTTGTATTCTTTGTTATTGTATTTAATTGTTTTCATTGTTTTCCTTTCTGTTTATGTATGGGATTATATACTATTTGTTATCCCATGTCAACCCCTTTTTTTTCAATGTCCCACATATTCCAACCATAATTATTTGTTTCTTTTGTTGGGTCATTGATAGGTGTTGTTAGTGGCTCTCGTCTTGGTTCTAATGCAATGGCGCTCAACCAATGCTTATGCATAAAATCATTCCAACAACCTTGGCTACAAAAGTGGGACCAGACATTGTTCTCATTCCATTTAGTTAATTTTATTCTTTTGGTCCTCAATACCTTATTACCTTTGCTACCTCTTACTCGGTCGAGTGTAGTTTTCTCATGGCAACTCGGACCATGGCACCAGATATAACTCATCTCGGCAACCCCATAAAAATAAATAGATGAAATGCCACAATCATCAGTATCCA